AGCGGCTTCTCGGTCCACTCCTGCAGCTTGTTGTTGTACTCGTACTTGAAGTTCTCGAAGCACTCGAGCATCCAGTCGCAGTTCGTGCGGTGGATGATGGCGTTGTACAGCGCGAGGCGCGTGGCCTGGATGTCGGTGATCTCGTCGCCCCACTTGCTGCGGGCGTTCGGGACCTTCCACACCGTCGAGCTCTTCTTCAGCACGGACACGTTCGGGAACTTCAGCCGCATCATGTCCGCGGGCGTGGCGTTGATCGCCTTCTCGTGGTGCTCGCCGTCCCACGGCAGGATGATCCGCTGCATCATGTGGAACCACGGCTTCTCGCGCAGCACGTCCACGTACTCGGGCAGCGCCTTGCCGTGGCCCTCGCCGCAGTCGAAGATCATCAGCTTGTTGTTGTACCACTGGAACGCGATCCACGACGTCGCGTCCGAGTGCTGCCCCGAGGAGCCGATGTCGAAGGCGACGTACACCGGGTGCGCCGGGTGCAGCTGGAAGTCGTCGACCCGGCCGTCCTGCAGCATCTGGAGGTACGCCTCGCCGTAGACCGCGGCCGCATCCATCTCGCCGAAGTCGACGTGGTACTCCTGGTTGAACATGCGGTCGTTGCCGAACCGGCGCAGGTAGGCGTCGCGGTCGATCTCGAGCTGCTCCTGCGAACGCACCAGCGGCAGCCCGGCGGCGAGCATCTGCGCGTTGATGTCGTCGATGCCCCAGATGATCTGGCCGTACTCCGGGTTGCCGTCGAGCGACTGCATCAGCTGCCACAGCGGGTTCTGCCGCTTGCCACGAGGCGTGCTCGCGACCATCAGCTTCTTGTCCGGCGTCGAGGTGAGGATCGGCATGAGGCGCGGGATCGGGTCCTCGCGCGTGAACAGCGCCAGCTCCGTGAACGCGTAGTCCTGGAACGAGGTGCCGACGCCGTTCTTGTCCTTGCCCGACTGGAAGTACCCCTGCAGCTTGAGGCGCGAGCCGTTGGTGAAGCGGCCGACCATGAACGTGTCGGTCCACGACACGAGCTCGGCCGGCACGTTGTCCTTCAGCGCGTGGTGGTACTCGCCGGTCTCCGGGTCCACGTACGTCTTGTCCCAGAGGATGTCCCGGATCATCGGGTTGTCGAGCGAGATGTAGACCCCGGTGGTCTTCGGCTTCTCGAGCCGCCGCTGGCACATGTGCATGGACATGGCCATGTCCTTCCCCGCCTGGCGGGACAGGACCGCCACACCGAACCGCTTCTCGCGGAACAGCCGGTGCACCGCCGCCTGGTACGGGCGCGGGCGGTAGTGGACGGGGAAGGTGTGGGCCACCGGCTACTCCTTGTGCCCGCTGCAGCGCACGCCGCAGCTCGAGCAGAACAGGGACAGGCGGACCGAGGTCGGCCCGGACGGCAGCGTGAGCGCGACGAGCTTCTGCCCGCCGCACCGCCAGCACGAGGACTTCTCGTTGGTGGCCATCAGATCTGGAACCCGTTCTGCCGGGCGAACGCCGCGAGCACCCCGGCGGCCGCGTTGTCCTCGGTCCCCGCGCCGGTGCCCGCCTTGGAGACGATCCCCGCCTGCGGTCCCGGCGCCGGGGCGGCCGGGGCAGCGAACGTCCCGACCTGCGTGCGCGGCTGCTCGGCGGCGCGCTGCTGCTGCGCCGTCGGGGCGGCCGGCGCAGCCGGTGCCTTCGCCGCGCGCTCGGCCGCCATCTGCGTGCGCAGCTGGTTGACGAGCGGCTGCACCGGGACGTTCCAGCCGAGCAGCTTGCCGCCGCCGGAGCGCACCTCGTAGTCCTTCGCGAACGCGACGAACCGCGTGGCGAGCTCGCCGTCGAACTGCTTCGTGCCGGGGATGAGGTCGGCGTTGTTCCGGAACAGGTCGATGCTGGCGTGCACCGTCTGGAACTGGTCGCGCATGTCCTCCTGGCGCGCGCCGACGCGGGAGGCCACCTCCTGCGCGAGCAGCCGCTTCATCGCGCCCTGCCACGACTCCGCGTCCGCGGCGTCGCGCAGCACCTCGGTCTTGGACAGGTCCGTGACCGACTGCACCTTCTGGCCGACGAGCTCGCGCGGGTGCTTGTTGATCGCCTCGAAGTGCTGCGGCAGCTCGGTCTGCATCTCCTGCAGCACGTCCGTGCGCAGGAACTCCTCCTGCGAGGACTCGAAGCCGTTGGCGATCTCGCCCCACTTGTCGGTCAGGGTCGTGGCGTCGAGCTCTCCGACCCCCGGCCCAGGAGCCGATCCAGCTCCGTCACCGGCTCCGGGCTCCCCGGGGGCGGGGGCAGCTCCGGCGGCGGCGGGTTCTCCCGCCACAGGCGCGACGCCTCCATCTCCTGCAGCCGGTGCTGTGCCATCGCCTGTTCCTGCAGCAGCTCCTTCTCCCGCAGCAGGCTGAGATCCAGCGACCGCTGCAGCAGCACCGTCCGCCGCTCCGCCCTCGCCAGCCGCCGGCTGCTCCGGCTCAGGCGCGAGGAAGCTGAGGATGCTGCCCATCGCAGCCGCAGGGTCAGCACCCACGAGGATGCCCTCGGGCTCGGTCTCGTTCGCCGGGACACTCACTGCTCGCCTCGCTTCTCCTGCTCGTCGTGCACGCGCTGCATGAACACCTGCTCGTCGAGCTGGAAGCCGATGGCCCCGAGGTGCCCGAGCAGGCCGGTCTGGGAGAACACGAACTCCCCGGCGTCCACGAGCGCGGCGGCCTGGATGTGCGACTCCGGGTCGGACGCGTTCCAGCTGTTCTTGAGGAAGTCGAGGTAGATGTGCCACTCGACCAGGAGCGCGACGTAGTCCTCGCGGTTGTCCACGCCGTCGGCGTCGCCGATGAGGTCGAACGCCGCCGGGCGCACGTCGTCGAGGAAGTCGCCGATCGCGGTGAGGTAGCTGTGGTAGAGGTCGTGGTAGACCGCGGTGTCCTGGAAGCTGAGCTTCGGCCACGACGCGACGATGCGCGAGGCGGCCATGAGCGGCACCTTCTCCGCGCGCGACTTCGCGACGTTGCCGAACACGTGGCGCCACGCGGTGAGCAGCGTGCGCTGGGGCTTCGCGGCCTCCTCGTCGGAGGCGTCGATCCCGATCTTCGCGAGGTCGGCCACGTCCTGCTCGGACAGCTGGACCTCGTCGTTGGTGCTCTCGGTCATGCTCACAGTCCCCTCTGGTTGACGGTGGTGCCGAGCACGCGCTCGCGGTACTCGGCCTCGATGGTCTGGATCACGGACTCGATGTCGTAGCACCAGTCCATGTGGACGTACTTGTCCTTGATCGTGGCGGGCACGAGACGGCGCCCGCCGTAGTACGCCTGCACGTCCTCGCGGTCGAAGCCCTGCAGGCCGTTGTAGGTGTGCACCTTGAACGGCATGTTCGCGGGCTTGTAGATCCCGCACTGGTAGGACGGCAGCGTCACCTTGATCTCGGTGGGCGTGGAGTTCTTCACGTCCCCGGACACCTCGAACGTCTCGGTGTAGGTGTCGTCGATCTTCACCGTCTTCTGCACGACGGCGGTGTCGTGGGTGCGCAGCACGCGGCGGCCGCGCGGCTTGGCGTAGCCCGGCTTGTTCACCTCGCGCTGGTACCACTCGTTGCCCTGCTCGTCGACGAACAGCACGTCGTCCTTGCCGTGCGTGTTCGAGTTGAGCCCCGCGTGCTCGCCCGGGGCCAGGCCGCGGTCGATCTCGTACGGCGCGGCCGAGCGCTGCGTCGGCGGCTCCGGCGCGCCCATCGCGGGCTGAGCCGCGCGCCCCGGGGCCATGGCGTACTGCGGCGGCGGGGCCGCGGCGGGCTGCGCCTGGGCCAGCTGCAGCGAGACGAGCTGGCCGATCACGTTCGACAGCTGGTCCAGCTTGGCCTCGAGGTTGGCCGGCGCCGGCGGAGCGGCCGGGACGTCGCGCTCGGGGGCGGGCAGCGCGATGGGCCGCAGCCCGCGCGCCTCGTGCAGCTCCTTCAGCTCGGCGGTCGAGTACTCGCGATACGGCTTCGCGAACTCGACCCCGGCCTCCTTGAGCGCCTGGTAGTAGAGCGACCGCGCGGTCTGGGACATCCCGTACTCCTAGGTAGATTGTGACGGCTACCCAGAGAGTACCGTATCAGCGGGATGTGTCCACGTATGGGAGCGGTACGCCGTTCGGGTAGAACGTCCCCGGGTCCGCCAGCGAGCTCGCGCGCCCGTACTCGAACGTCTCGACCGAGCCGTAGGCGTAGCCCACGTTGACCGAGATGGGCGCGTACCGGTACTGCACCAGGTTGATCCGGCCGTACGACAGCTGCGTCTCGCCGCCGTCGTCCTCGATCGACTCGGCGAACAGCACCCACTCCTTCATGTCGCGGTCGATGAGCAGGAAGTCCTCGAGGTCCCACGGCAGCGGCCGGGCGGTGAGGTCCACCGAGCGCATGTCCTTCGTGATCTTCGAGACCAGGACCGGCATGCCGTTCACGTCGTGGCCCCGGACGCCGAACCGCATCCGGCCCATGAAGTTGCCGAGCGTGAGGTTCACCTGGCGCAGCCGCGACCACGCGTCGTGCGCGCGGTTCGCGCCCTGGGTGTTGGTCTCCATCTTCCACGGGATGGCGCGGAAGTTCGTCGTGCCGGTGTCGCTGTACTCGTCGCGCGTCTGCAGCTCGTCGAGCACGAAGATCGCGTCGGGCCGGACGACCGCCATGTAGAGCTTGTCGGCCACCTCGAGCTTGTGCAGCGAGTTCGCCTGGATGAGCCAGCGGCTCCACGTCGTGGAGTCCTTCCCGCCCTGCACGTCCATGACCCAGATCTCGTTGCCCATGCACCCGGCCTCGAGCTCCTCGCCGTCCGGGTTGTGCACGATGTAGTAGACGCGCGAGTCGAGCTCGGCCGAGACGATGTTCTGCTTGTTCAGCAGCTCGAGCCACTTGTTCGAGATGGACTCGGTCATCGAGCTGTGGCTGATGTTGTAGTTCGAGGCCGTGCTCTTCATCAGCTGCTCGTCGAGCGGGTGGTACAGCCCCTGGTTCACGACCTCGACGCCCCACGGGGACACGGTGCCCGGCGTCGCGGTGGTCTCCTCGAAGCCCATGATCGACGTCGAGCCGGTCTGCCCGGTCACCACGGCGGGCGCCATGTAGTACGACGTGGAGTAGCCGTCGACCCCGCGGCACAGCACGACGAGCGTGTCGGTGGACTGCGGGTTCTGCCACAGCTTCACGCACGCGGGCACGAGCAGGTTCCCCGCCGTCAGCGTCTTGTACCCGCCGCCCTTGGTCGGGCTGAAGTTCGTGTACTCCCCGAGCTGGTTGCTCGACCAGCGGATCACCGCGGCGGCCTGCCGGTCGTTGACCAGCGTGATGCGGTCCCCGGCCACCAGGCCCTGGGACGCCGAGCTCGGGATCGAGTAGTTCGTGCGCTCGGTCGGCGTGGGCAGCGCGGACGAGACGTCGTAGGTGGAGGCGACCGGCGTGTGCTGCAGCCAGCTCGCGGTCGCCTGCGTGATCGTGCCCGTCGTCAGGTCCTTCGTGGCCACGAGCGTGCCCTCGACCGGCACCGGGGACTGGTCGGTCCACGCCGCCATGTAGAGGTTCCACGCCGTCGCGCCCTGCTGCACGCCCTCGGTGTACGCGTCGGTCGGGATGACCGCGACGAGCTGGTCGCAGGCCATCAGCGGGTCGGAGACCTGCGTGCCGGACGGTCCGCCGGCGGCCGCCGCGGACTGGAACTGCCACTGCGACCAGCCGCGCTTGGTCTTGACGACGGTCATCTGCGACGCCGCCGTCTCGCCGAGCTCGTTCTGGAACGTGTACCAGTAGCCGAAGTTGTACGTGTTCTCGGCCGCGTCGGTGTCGATGAGCGTGCCGGTCAGCGGCTGCGCCGCGGTGCCCGCCGTGTTCGTCTCCGCCACCGGGATCGTGTTCTTCACCGGGTTGTTGATCCACGCGGCGTCGGGCAGGCGCACGCTCAGCGCCTCACCGGCCGACCACTGCGGGTGCGTGATCTCCTGCGGCGTGATGACCTTCTTCTCCTCGCCGACGTAGAAGATGCGCACGGTGTCCAGCGGGTTCGTCGAGTCCGGCAGGGCGAACACCTTGTTGTCGATCTGCAGGTAGCGCACGTACGCGCAGTCCTCGGAGAACTGGGTCGTGCCGGTGAAGCCCGCGTCGGCCAGGGACTTCACCGTGTACGTGTCGCTCGTCGAGTCGTAGGCCGCGACCTTGAACGTCACGATGCCGGTCGCCTCCTTCGTGGCGAACAGCAGCGCCTTGCTCCCGTCGCTGAGGAAGAACGTCTCGAAGCTGCCGACGATGCGCGCGTTGAAGTTGGTCGTGATCCAGTTGTTGTCCGGGAACACCGACCGCAGCGCCGGGCGCACCGCGAGCGCACCCTCGCGGGTGACCCAGCAGTTCTCCATGATGCGCAGCGACGTCGGGTCGCTCAGCCCCGGGGCGTACGCCGTCGACCACCCGGTGAACTCGCGCAGGTACGCGCGGCTCAGCGGGCGGTCGATCGGCGCCGCGATCTTCTTCTCGCCTGCCACGGATCAGCGCCTCTCGTCGGCCTGCTGGGTGTGCGCCGGCCAGTAGCCGGAGCCGAAGATGTCGGACTGGATCGGCACGGTGAAGTCGTTCATCACCGGCGGGTCGGTGTTGCGGTCGTCGCGCTCGTTCAGGGAGTAGTACAGCTGCTTGTACTCCTCCTGCAGCGTCTGCGCGCGCGGCTGCATCACCGGGTCGGTCTGCGCGTAGTAGTACATCGCGCGGGCGATGATGAGGTCCGGGTAGTCGAAGTCGATCAGCTGGTTGCGGATCTCGTCCGGCACCTCGGGGATCGTGCCCGTGTCGTCCTCGGGCGCCTCGGGCAGCCGGAACATCTTCGGCTCCCGCATCACCGGGACCTGGATGCGCAGGCCCTCCTCGTGCGTGAAGAACGGCCGCGAGAAGTGCAGGCTCGTCCGGGTGGAGGAGACCCACAGCCCCCGGCGCGAGATGTACTTCTCGATCGACTCGCGCGGCAGGAACGACGCCCACACCACGGGCGCGCCGTTCTCGTCGCACAGCCGGACCGAGTCGTCGCCGACGATGCGCGGGCGCACGGACGAGCGCAGCTCGACGTCCTGCTGCCCGGCGTGCGCGACGCCGACCTCCTCGAGCGAGGAGTAGTAGGACCACTCCCGCTCGAGCGCGTTGTGCCGCAGCGCCCGGTTCAGGCAGCGCGTCGAGACCCGGTAGCGGTCCATGTTCGGCGCGTACCGGAGCTCGAGCCCGACGAGCTGGCCGAGCATCTCCTCGACGCAGTCGTCCAGCGACATCTGGACCTCGGTGTTGCCCACCTCACCACTTCCTCAGGGACGCGCCCTCGGGCTTCTTCCGGGACGAGGTGTTCCCCGCGCCCGCGGCGGCCGAGCTCGAGTTCAGCGACCCCGTGCTCTGGCCCTCGCCCTTGAACTGCTCGGTCTCCTTCGAGATGCCCGGGGACTTCCACGACGAGCCGGCGGCCTCGGCGGCCTGGCGCGCGTAGTCGGACG